CTGTTCTTTGACGTCTTTGTGGTCAATCACTACGAACGCACTTGACGTGTCCGGTGTAGTAGAAGAATCAACGGCGAGAGAGTACAACGAGGACGTACCCACCGTATGGTTGCGAACGGTAACGGGTTGAGCTGTGTTCGTGTCGGTAACATACATCGACAAAGCACCGTTTGTAACGCCTGCAGAGTTTCCTTTACCGTCTACGATACGCACATCTTGCGTGACACCAACAGCAGTGCCCAAAATCGTAGTCGCCAACGCAGCCGTGGTAGCAAATGACCCAACTTGATTGACGTTGAACCCGACTTTACCATCCGGTTGATAACCCGCAACTTTGGTGATTGCGTTGGCATCATTCAAAGACGTGGTAGCCAGCGGCGTATTGTCACCTGCCAGCACCTTCACCGGTTGTACGGCAACAGCGTCCAGATTCTTCATACACAACTCCTGCGACACTCCATCGGACGCAAAATCGCCGCGAACTAAATTAGTGCCGTATGTAGTGGTGACACCGCCAAGCTGATCAGGTAAAAACTGGTACGTATTGCCGGCACCAGCGAGAGTAGTCACTAAACCATAACCGCCGTTGTTTACTGTCACACCTCCAGCCGTCTTGATGGCCCCAAGCGCTACCGCCCCAGTCGTAAATTGAGGAGGAGTCCTGGTATCGGGAGTTCGATTGATTGCTCCGTAGGCCACCGCTTTGATAGAAGTGTCGCTGCCGTCGCCAGTCGGGTTCAACACCAACGGCTTATCCGTCGTCGGATCAGTGCTGAAAGTGGACGTCGGACCGATGACGCGCGTACACGCCGGAAACGAGATGTTCTTGACGCCGCCGATAGCTGACGTACCTGTAGTTGACATGGTAACGTAGCTAGTCAGCGGACCACTCTCACCTGCGTCACGCCCGACGACTGGTTTGAACGTTGGGAATGGTGCTGTATCCGCTGACACGGCACATATCCGGACATATGGTGCTGTAGCCGGGGTATTGGCCGGCGTCGACGACAGCGTCGGCAGCGGATTCGCTGTACTCGACGGTCGATACACATCAGCAACAGCATCATAGTAACATGGAACTACGAACTGTGGCTGCTGTAAGGCGCTAGGCACGAGTAACGGCTGTACTTCAGCTCCTAATTGGCCTTTGGCACCGACACGGCACTTTGTGCGGCGCTGCAGTTTGGGCGCGTTGCCGGACTGGCAGAACGTGCTCGCAAAACTTTCTTTGGAGCAACCTCAACTTTAGCCGCAGCGATGGGAGTAACATCAACCACGGCTTTGCTGTCGACCGTCGAAACGACCGGCGTGACAGCCGGAATGTCCTTCACGTCCGCGCTTTGCTTCTTTTCTTTCATGTCGGGACCAACCTTGCCATCAGGCTTAGCACCGAAGAAGCGCAGCTGGCACTCCGTACGCAGTTCGGACACCGCATGCATGATAGCTGCGGACCGTTTGCTCGAATCTCGACAACACTGCAACAGCTGAACGCGCCCGTCCAACTGATCACCCATGTCGAGCAGCGTCGATGCCGCCATCTGCGACGACGCCTTCGGTTGCGGTGCCGCAGTCCACTTCTGATACGCAGCGACGACGACTTCACTCAGAATCTCGCGTAGTTGCGCTGCGTCGTCGTTGTCGTTCGGCTTGGTAGTCAACATAGCGTTGAGATCGTCGGCATTGGCCGATTCATCATCGCTATCATCGTCGTCTGCGTCGCTGTTATACACAGTCGGCTGCAAAGCAGCATCGCTAATGTACCTCCGCAAACGATCAATCGTCGACTTCGGGACGTG